ATCAATCTGGCTACAGACCAGACAACCCCTGGTTTTGTCTTCTGCTCAATTGTTGGCACATCGGCAATTACCCGTCGCTCGTGCCGACCCACTGGATGCCGCTCCCGGAGCCGCCGCTGTGACCCGCGCCACCCTCGCGCAGGCCAGCGCATGGCTGCTGCAACTCCGGGCGACACAGAACATTGCGGAGTCGGCGTTGGAGGCGAAACTGGCAGTGCGCCCGATCGCCGCTTCGATGATCAAAACCTACGACGCCGACGTGTTTCGGTCCGAAAGCCGCGAGGCAGTGAGCGCGACGCTGAAGTGGTTCAAGGAACCCGATATCCGCGAACGGCTCGATGTCTGGGTGCGGATCAACGCGCCGGAGACGGTCGAGATGCTGCATCCCGATGCGGCCATTGCACCGATCAGCGAAACCGCGCGCTGGCACTTCAGCCACTTTCTGAAGGCGAGCGACGAGACCGTGGCGATCAGGGCTCTGGGCACGCTCAGGAGCCGCGAGGGCGAGGCGTTCGACTGGATCGTGCGGCATGACCACATGGCAGCGAGCTACGCCGTCCAGCACGGCTGGAAGCCCACGCCGACGGCCGACGAACTCGGGACCGACTGGGACGACGAACCCGGCATCCGCGCAATGGCACGCCGCATCAGAGCCTTCCCGCGCACCACGCAATGGGAGGCGATGGTGCAGGACCAGGCGATGAACACGCTGCTGATGACGGTCGGATTGCATGCGCGGCAGCATTTCGACGCGGCGGTTGACGAGTTCCGGTCGGTCGCAGAGCCGGTGCCGGTCGCGTTCGTTGAAACGACACTTTTTGGGGAGATTTAGGCATGGCACTCCACAACCTCACCGCGATCCGCGTCCGCGAGCCAGGATTCTCGCCGAGCGAGTGTCTGGAACTGGCGCGGAAGATCGAGAACGATGAGCTATTCACCTTCGAGGGGGAACTTGATCTCTCTCACACGGAAGAGGCGCTGATTGTCGCCGCGCTCCGGGCTTATGCGGAGTGAGCGACTACGCAGAGTTCCTGGCCTCGAAGGCGCCACGGGCGGCGGCGAGCGGGATTGAGCCGGAGCCGATGCCGGATCACCTGTTCGATTTCCAGGCGCACTGGACGGAGTTCTTCATTCGCCAGGGCCGGGCCGGCTGCTTCGAGGATACCGGCCTCGGAAAGACGCGCCAGGAACACGAGTTCGCCCGTCAGGCCGAGCGGGCGACCAACAAGCCCACGATCCTTTTCACGCCGCTGGCGGTCGCCCGGCAAATCCACCGCGAGGGGCTTCGACTCGGCTACGACTGCCAGGTCATCCGCGATCAGTCCGAGGTCCGGCCCGGCACGAACATCTGCAACTATGATCGCCTCGGCAAACTTGACCCGACCGCTTTCGGCGCCGTCGTTCTCGACGAAGGATCGATCATCAAGTCGTTCACCGGGGCCACCACGCGGGCGTTGATCCAGCAGTATGCCGGGACGCGGTTCAAGCTGAGCGCCAGTGCGACGCCAGCGCCGAATGACCACATGGAGCTTGGCCAGCAGGCGGAATTTCTTGGGATCATGGCGAGCAATGAAATGCTGGCACGCTGGTTCATCAGCGATCAGACCCAGATGGGAAAATATCGCCTGAAACGATACGGCGAGAATGCGTTCTGGGACTGGATGGCGTCATGGGCTCGCATGGCAGGCACGCCCGAGGACCTCGGGTTTGACGGCTCGCGGTTTGTTCTCCCGCCGCTGAACGTCATTCGACATCGCACCTACGGCGAGGCCAGGCCGGCGAAGGATGGTCTGTTCGCGGCCGACGTGAGCGCCACCAATATGTTCGACCTCAAGCGGCAGACCACGAACGCGCGGGCAGATGCGGTCGCTGAACTGGTTCTCGGGAACGTTGAGCAATGGGTTGTCTGGTGCGACACCAACGCTGAGGCTGATGCCCTGAGGGCGCGGCTTGGTGGCGATACGGTCGAGGTCCGCGGTTCGCAGTCGATCGATGAGAAAGAGGACAAGATCGACGCGTTCACGACGGGATCGGCCCGCAACATCATCACCAAGTCATCGATCACCGGTTACGGTTGCAACTGGCAACACTGCCACAGAACCGTGTTTGTCGGCCGCACCTTCAGCTACGAGGACTGGTATCAGGCAATCCGGCGGATGTGGCGATTCGGTCAGAAGGATGCGGTGGAGGTGCATCTCATTCTGGCTGAGGGCGAAGATCAGATTGGCCGCGTCGTCGATCGCAAGGCCGCCGATCACGAGAAGATGAAACAGGCGATGGCTGACGCCATGCGGCGCGACCGAGGGAAAGCGTCCGGCGTCAAGGTCCCATACAATCCGACACACAAGGGGAGGACTCCGGAATGGCTGACATCCGCTGCCTGAACGAGGCGCACGGCGAGTCGTGGGCTGCATACCATGGCGATTGCGTTGACGTGACGGCGCAATTGCCTGACAGCAGCGTGGATTTCTCAATCTACAGTCCGCCATTTTCTGGGCTCTACATTTATAACGATTCCGAAAGCGACATGGGCAACAGCGCCAATGACGGCGAGTTCATGCGGCACTACCAGTTTCTCGTTCGCGAACTGCATCGCGTGATGCGCCCTGGCCGGATCGTGGTTGTCCACTGCAAAGACCTGGTATTCTATCGCAATCAACGCGGCACGGCCGGTCTGCGGGACTTTCCTGGTATGCTGGTGCGGGCGCACGAGGAAGCCGGCTTTAC